TGGGATGAATCGGAATTAGATTTCAAAGCTACAAATGGCAAAGAAAATTACGAATCAAACTTTGAATATCTGCCGTGTTGTGATGAAATTGAGATTCTTGGTAACTGTTTTGACAATCCGGAACTGTTGGAGGAGGAAGAATGACGATTGATGAAGCTATAACAACTGAAATCGAATACTCACAGCCGTGCGATATTATTTGCAAGGACGGAGCAGACTGTAATGATTGCCGTAGTTATCATAGGCAACTTGCCGAGTGGTTGGAAGAATTAAAACAGTACCGCCAGATAGGTACGGTGGAGGAATGCCGTGAAGCTGTGGAGAAACAGAAAAAGGGATTATCAGTTGATGAAGCAAAAAGAATAGCTGCAAAAACAATCTGCAGCGGATGTGGGTATCTGGCAGACTGTAAATGTGACTACAATGGCGGTAATTGTATGGTCAGTAAGCCAATGCTGGAAAGTGTATTAAAATCGTTTGATGATTGGAACAGGAGGGCGAACGATGGGAAGACTGATTGATGAGAATTTACTAAAGAAAAATTGTAAGTGTGCAGGCACATTTGAGAATAATTTTCAATGTGTAAGTTTAAAAACATTAGGAGAGGTTATTGATGCACAGCCAACCGCCTACGACCCGGGCACGGTTACGGAGCAGTTTGAAGAACGCACAGCATTCCTGAAAGACTGTACGAAGTATGGAAATAAGACAAAAGATCAGCAGTCAAAATCCTACGACACTATGATGATGTATGAGGTCAAGGATTTGGTGGATGATTTGATTGAAATTGTGAAAGGTGGTGGCACAGATGGCAATTAAACCGATTTTATTCAATACGGAAATGGTTAGGGCAAATCTGGACGGAAGAAAGACTTGTACCAGACGGATTGTAAAGGGATTCATTCCAAATGATGCAGTATGGGGATATACCGCTTTTACACCTAAAGGGTGCATATCGTGCAGAGGTACATTTGCAGATGGTTACGGAGAAAAATTCTTTAAGCTGCCATATCAGCCGTGCGATATCCTTTATGTCCGAGAAACATGGGAACATTTTGAATGTTGTTGTTGTGAGGGAGACGAACATGGAAATTGTTACCGAGAACCACAACAGAGCGTCTTGAATAAAAGCTGTGGCTGTTATATGTACCGGGCAACAGATGAAATATATGGAGATGCAAGGTGGCACCCATCCATCCACATGCCGAAAGAAGCCGCACGTATATGGATTAAGGTTACGGATGTGAGGGTGGAGCGGCTGCAGGATATTACACCAAAAGACGCTGAGAATGAAGGTGTCGGAAATCTTTTTTATGAAGATATCGGATATAGCGAAAAGAACTATGGAACCGAAGTTGATAAGGAATATGGAATTGCAAAGGAACAGTTTGCATGGCTGTGGGAATCAACAATCAAGAAATCTGACATTGACCGCTACGGCTGGGACGCATCACCGTGGGTGTGGGTTATCGAATTTGAGCGGTGTGAGAAGCCGGAAGGAGTGTGACACAGATGGGAAAAATTAGTAAACAGACCCTTATTGTGGAAGTTGTAACAGATAAAGAAACATTCGAAGGATGGTTTGAAGAGAAATTCCAAGAAATCTATTGCATGGCAGTTGATGATTTTAAGGAAAAGGCTATAGAATCATTTGCAAGATTCGATGCATTACATGGTTATCCTACTGTTTCTGATTGCAAGGATATTTTGAATGATGTTGCTACTGATATAAAGGAGCGTGATGCAGATGGAACGAGTTGATTATACCGCCCTGTACGAGCAGAATGAGGACTTTAAACGGTACGTTGACAGATACTGCGTAAAACACCGAATCAGTGTTGCAGAAGCCTTACAGCATTACCTGGTGCAGATGGCAGGGAGGATGTACAAGGAGCAAGCAGAAACGATTGTAAGAAAGGAATAACGGCATGGAAAATAAACATACATTGACAGACCTATATCAAATGCAAGCATTACCGTTGTCTGCCAAAATACGAATGACAAAATACCGTATACGGCAATGGATTGAAGAATATGGAGAGGACGGTGTGTATGTTAGCTTTAGCGGTGGTAAGGACAGCACAGTGTTATTACATCTTGTTAGAGAAGATTATCCGAATGTTCCAGCCATGTTTGTTGATGTTCCAACACAGTATACAGAGTTAAGAGATTTTGTTAAAACTTTTGACAATGTTGATATTGTGAAACCTAAAATGTCTTTCATGGAAGTTTGCAGAAAGTATGGCTTCCCTTTAATTAGCAAAGAAGTATCTGAAAGTGTTTACGGTGCTAAAAGGTACTTGACAAGTATATTAAACAGTGGAATGCTTGACAGACAGACAGACAGACAGACAGCCGTATAAGTACTATTACGAAAAAGTCACTGGAACAGGAAAATACAGTAAATTTCCTTTTTTCCCTTCTAATGCAGACATTATAGAAAAGGCACACATGGAAGCAATTAGAAGGGGCAAAGACACAAATATCAGTACGAAGTATCACACTTGTTTGGAACAAATAGACAATGTAGCTATAAAAAATCCTACGAGGGGGGGTACGACAGAAAATATAGAAGAGTGCGAGGAATTGGCGAATTTTCTAAACAAGAAAATGAAAAACAAGGAAGGCGGAAACAATCGAAGACTTGCAATAATGCTTGGAATGCTATCAAAAAACAAGGACAATCCAATAAAGGCGAATATCCCTAACGAAGATAAAAGCCAGTTTTCGCAAGAGAAGTATAAATTTCTTCTTGAAGCACCGTTTGATGTTAGCAATAGATGCTGTACTGTTATGAAAAAGAACCCAGCACATGAATATCACAAAAAAACTGGAAGAAATCCTATAACAGCAACTATGGCAAGTGAAAGTAGATTGCGTACACAAAAATGGTTACAGAACGGTTGCAATGGATTCAATCTTAGGATTCCGACAAGTAATCCTATGTCATTCTGGACGGAACAAGATGTATTACTTTACATCAAACTTTATAATATACCTATTTGTTCCGTGTATGGTGATGTTGTAATCGACTATGAAGCAGAAGGAAATGTTGAGGGCCAAATGAATTTATCGGAGTTATCCGATAAATATGGATTGTTTGATGTTGGAAACAGACCATTAAAAACTACTGGTTGTTCCAGAACTGGTTGTGTGTTGTGCGGATTTGGTTGTCACCTTGAAAAATCGGGAGAAGGACGCTTTGAACGATTAAAAGTAACGCACCCAGGAATGTACAAACTTCTTGATGTGATAGAAAATAACGGAATTACATACAGAGAAGCCATAGACTGGATTAACGAACACGGAAATATGAACATTAAGTATTAAAACCATCAGAAAGGAATCAGAACCTATGCGCATGGTAACGATATATCGGGTTCCTGGAAGAGAGAATGATTAACGGAGAATTTTTGAGTTAAGAAGTGAAAAATTTAATTAAAAATTTGAGTTACTATTTGAGTTGTTTTAAATAAGTTAAATTAGAATTTAGTGGAGGAATACTATGGACAATGAGATTATTTTCTTCAATTTGGTAAGAATCGAGCGAGGAAGAGAAAAGCTTTGCAAATGCAATCCACCTCATTACGAGGTCGATACGGTAAACAGGATTGTAATCTGCCAAGATTGCGGTGCTACAATAGATGCCTTTGATGCGCTGGTTACACTGGCTAAAAGATATGAGCAGCTGGAGGATGCACAGCGAAAAATGCTATCTAAAGCCAAAACATACAGTGAACTGGCAGATGCTGAATTCAAACGGATGCGAAAGAATAAAGTATTCCGAGAAATGGAGGAACATTACAGAAAAGGTTTATATCCTATATGCCCTAAATGCGCAGACCCCATTGATCCGGTAGATATTCGGGAATGGACAGCGCATCTGGAGTAAACTGAAATTTAGCGAAGGAGACTGGCTTATGAAGTTGTCAAAACTGACTAAGCCGGAACTTGATGAAATCTTCCGGAACGCCAATTTCACGGAAGAGGAAGAGAAAGTGTTTTGGTTGCTTGCACGAGGTAAGAGTTTAGAGCAGATATCTGCAAAAACTTTTCTTCCAATAGCAACCGTAAACAGAAGAGTAAAAAGTATAAAAGATAAAATCGGAGGTGAAGAAGTTTTGAATAAAACGGTTCCTGTATGGGAAAAAGTAACACTAACACTTGATGAAGCTGCAGAATACAGCAATATAGGAATAAATAAAATCAGAGAAATTTCCAACAATCCAAGATGTAATTTTGTAATTTTTGTAGGGAAAAAACGTTTAATAAAGCGAAAAGAATTTGAAAAATTTATCTCTGACAATGTGGAATTGTAGACATTCAAAGCCTTATGTGATAAAATATCAGATTGCATAAGGCTTTTCTCTTAAATGGAAAGGAGTGTAAAGTTTTGGGAAAAGACCTAAAAGGAAAGGAACTTGGAAAAGGTATAAGCCAAAGAAAAGACGGATATTATGTTGGAAGATACACTTCAAAAAATGGAAGGCGTATTCAAAAATTATTTTTAAAGGCAAAAGAGTGTCAAAAGTGGCTTGCAGATAACCAGTATTCAGATGAACATAGCAATATTGATTTTCCGCAAGACATGATTGTAAGCGCATGGTACGATTACTGGATTTCTATAAAAGAGAAAACAGTAAGACCGAATACGGTAAGAAATTACAGAGAAAGATATAATAAAAACATTGCTCCTGTTATAGGACATAAGTTGCTGAAAGAAGTAAATACGATACATTGCCAACAGATTATGAACAATATGTCAGATGATGGTTATAAGACCACTACAATATACCAAGCAAGGATAGCACTTTATAATATGCTTGATTATGCCTATCAAAATGACATAATTTCTAAAAACCCATGTACTAAAATGGTAAAGTACGACATAGGAAAACCGTCAGAAAAGAAAGAAGCACTTACTATTGAAGATCAAAAGAAATTCTGCCATGAAATAGTTGGTTGCCCTTATGAATATCAATACCTTTTTATCTTGCAGACTGGTTTAAGGACTGGTGAATTGGTTGCTTTAGAATGGAAAGACATTGATTTCAAAAATAAGACCATGATTATTTCTAAAACTATGGAGTACCGACATTCGACTAAAGAGTGGAGAAAAGGAGAACCGAAAAGTAAATCCGGGTATCGTACTATTCCATTGACAGATGAAGCAATTCGATTGTTGAAATTACAGAAGAAGAAAAATCAGTTATTACCTTTTATATCTTTGGAGTGGAAAGATGTCGTATTCGTTTGTAGAAAAGGTACGCCAGTTAAAAATAGTACATACGACACAATGCTTTTTAAAGTATGTGAAAAAGCAGGTATACGAAAAATTGCAATGCACATATTAAGACATACTTTTGCAACGAGATGTATTGAAGCAGGAATGATGCCAAAAACATTACAGACACTTTTGGGACACTCAAATATAGGCATAACAATGAATCTTTATGTGCACACGACAGACGAACAGAAGCAGAAAGAAATAAGTATGGTTGCAGATGCTTTGAAAGTAATTTGAACTAAATTGGTACATAATTGGTACATAAATACAAATTATAAAGAAAGAAATGCCGTAAAATCAAGGCATTTAAGAGGTGATGAAAAAATATGAAATTAGGTATCGTTATATTTTGCCATATTTCACGTATTTTCTTATAATCTTACAAAACCTTGCAAATGCAGTGTTTATCAGTATTTTTGACATTTTATTTATTAACGTAGTTTAACATAATTCTTTATAATTTAATAAAAATTGGTACATAATTGGTACATAGAAAAGCCTTATGCAAATGATATTTTAACGAGAGGAAAATGATATTTTCACTCTCTTTTTTTATGCCAAAATTTAAGCATAAGGAGGGATGACCTTATGGCAAAATTCAGATTTTCAGATGAAGCACTGGAACGTATTTTTAGTAAAGAACAGATGGGAAGTGTTCCGCTTAAATATCAATCAATCGTAGTCCATGCCACAGAGGAAGTTATAGGAGAACTTGGTAATGCTTATGAATTTCAGTCCGTTGGGACTTTTGAACAAGCCGACATATCAGACACTTGATGAAGTGGAAATTGCGAAACAGATAGAATCAATGGAAGAAAAGGAGAATAGCCATGCCACAGCCGATTATGAATCCAAACTACTACAATCCGCAGTATAGGACACCTATGTACGGACAATTTATGCCACAGCAGGAACAATTCCAGCCACAGCAGTTTATGCAACAGACACAGCAAAACGCAGTACAGATGTACGGTCGCATTGTGCCTGCGCAGGAGTGCATAGCACCGAATGAGGTTCCTATGGATGGCAACACAGCATTTTTCCCCAAACAGGACTTGTCGGAGATCTATGCTAAATCCTGGGGAGCAGATGGAAAAATCTATACAAGGCTCTATAAGCCTGTTTTAGATGCAGACCCTAACAATTTACCGTCAGAAACAGAAAAGGCGAAATTTGACCTATCAGACGAAGCCACAGCGGTATTTATGAAGCGTTTTGATGAACTGGAGCAAAAGATTGAGCAGTTGAAATCTTCGCAATCGCAAAGAAAAACTTCACAGGCACAAAGAAAGGAAGATGCTGAATGAATATGATGAACCATATGCAGATGCCTAAAGGGATTGGAAATCCACGGCAAATAATTCAAGGGATTATGGGAAATAGTCAGATGATGCAGAATCCCATGATTAGAAATGTAATGGGAATGGCGCAAAAAGGTGACATATTAGGTGTTGAAAATTTTGGTAGAAATATTGCCAAGGAACGTGGCATAGATTTTGATTCCGAATTTGAAAAATTCAAGCGTCAATTTCCTATGAAGTAGATACTAAATTCTTGCAAGATTAAGTATAAAAAATCTTATACGGAGGTAAAAATTATGTTTGAGAGTAACAATACTCCCTTTACAATGCCTGTTATGCCTGCCAACAGCGGATATGGAAACAACGGTGCATGGGGTGACGATGGTGCCTGGTGGATTATTATTTTCGTCCTTTTCTTTGCTTTTGGCGGTTGGGGCGGTAATGGATGGGGCGGTAATGGCTCTAATTCCAGTTACTACACCGATTCTGCATTGCAAAGAGGGTTCGATACCCAGTCTATCATCGGTAAGCTGGACGGAATCAACAACGGTCTGTGTGACGGATTCTACGCTGTAAACAACGGTATGCTTACCGGATTTAATGGCGTAAAT